TCGAACAATACTGGGCCCCTAAACAAATAGCAAATATGATAGAAGAAGGAATAATAGAAATTGCTCCTTTGGCTTTTATGAGAGGACGAACTTTTAAAAAAGCATGGATACTTGCAGACGAAATGCAAAACGCAACACCGTCACAAATGAAGATGCTCCTAACAAGAATAGGAACAGGTAGTAAAATTGTGGTTACCGGTGATTTGGCACAACATGACAGAGGTTATGAAAATAATGGACTAAAAGAATTTATGAAACTATTTGATCAAAAAGAAAGCAGACGAATACACACCGTATACTTTGATAATAAAGACATTGAAAGACATCCTGCTGTAAAGGAAGTCTTAGAAATTTATGGTGATTGCCAATGAATAACCAATTATTTAAAAGCGGGGAAGTTGCTCTAACTCTATTAAAGTAGCACTAAGATTAATTTCGGGATCAGCAATCTGGCCATGCTTTACTAATCCATTACGGATAATGATAATTGCTTCATCTTGCGTGTCTGGATTGCTACTCCAAAAGTCTAAATTCCTATATAGGAATTTATATATATCTTCGTATTCGTCTGTCCTAATTTGTTTACATATTAGATTTCTTGCTGTCTTTAATTTTCCTTGCTTAAACAAAGACACCATTTCAAGTTTATAGTCTCCATCTGCAATTTCATCACTTTTGGGTTTTTGTAAAACGTTGTTTGTAGAATTTAATTGAACTGTGTTTATTGTTTTACGTAAATCAGGATAATGTGCTCTAACATATAATTCCAACACATCCATTTCAAATTTAATAGATTCGTCGTCTAATATTCTTCCTACTCTAACTGTAAATTCTGTTTCATCTAATGTTTGAATATTTAAACCCTGACACCTACTGTGGATTGCTGGAATAATTCTATTAGGATAATTACAAGTTAAAATGAATCGTAGTATTTCATGATACTGTTCCATAATACCACGCAATATGGCTTGCCCATTTGGTGTTAAATAATCTGCTTCGTCTAACAATACAACCTTATACTCGCCAAAAGGCATTGTTTGACCAAAGTTTGTTAACCTTTCACGCATAATATCAACGCCGTTGTCTCTGCTGGCGTTGATTTGTAAAAAGTCATACTCGGCAACTTTCAACTCATTGACAAGCAATAATGCCAATGTTGTTTTGCCTGTACCCGCTCCTCCACTAAACAGTAAATGAGGTATGCCGCCTTCGCTAATCCAATTCTCTATTCGTTGTTTATGCAACAAGTCGCGGAATACATACTCAGACACTTTATTAGGTCTGTATTTTTCTACCCAAAGTTCTTTCATGACCACTTCAGTTTTTCTATTAGTACTATTTTACTATCATCTAATGAAATTGTCAATTCGTCTAGAGAAAAACCTTCCCAATAAAAGTCTTTGCCGTATTCTAAACCTATATTGCCCAAATGATTGGCTACTTTTGCAACAGCCTCCACTTGCCTATAGTTTGCATTACAGGCGCCACCTTCAACAGAGTTGCCTGTTGTTTCACCTAGCCACCTGTCTCGCGAAGTGACTTTGTTTATGTCTATTGTAAAAGATTTCACACTATAGGAGCATCTTCAGAAACTAGTAAAACAGCCTTTTCTTCGACAATTGAATAATGATCAATATCGGTTCCTGAAAATCTACGGGACCAACGCCCGTGTTCTACTAATACATAATCTCCAATTTTAATATCATCGGGATTTGTATCTATGTTTACATTTATTACTTCGAACCATCTTGGCCGGACGCCGCCGGCTCCAGCAGTAGCACTATTGTCATCGGTTAAAACAATACCTCCTGCTGATGTTCGTAATCCTGTTTCTAATGCTTTACAATATAACCTACCTGGTAATGGTTTAAGATTCATTTCCTTCTACCTCAATTGTTTCCATAGAACCGTCGTCATATTCTACTTCTTTATATATACTACCATCTTCTCTAGTTTTTACATTTTCACTAACTATAATAGGATCATTATCACGTACTGAATCCATTGTTGCGACCGGTTCTTCTTTTTTTACTGTTGGTTGTATTTTTTGTTTAGGATCTCTATCTGTAGATTTTTTTATACTTACTGCTTTAGTTGCTTTTGGATCCCCTTCGTAATATGCAGAAGTAATAATTCCTTTATCGACTATTACATTTCCATGTTCATCTAATAAGTCACCTTTTGCATTTACATTTACATTACTAACTGCTCGGGTATCCGGATTAGCATCTGCTAATGCCTGCATATTTAAAATTCTACCCCGTGCTGTTTTAACTTCTCTCATTTTAAAAATTCCTCCATATCTAAATTATATTTGATACTATCAACTTTATGAACGCCTAATAGATAAAGACAATAAGAAGCAACACTAGATCCTCTACCGACACCCCATACTATATTATTTTTTCTTAATGTTTCTACAAAATAATTAAGAAACTTTAAAACAGAAATCAATCCTCGTTTTTCAAATTCAATATACTCGTCTTTTACTCTTTGTTTTTCTATATCTGTAACACAACGTTCTGATAATAATTTTTTTATATCACAAGATTCATATTCTGCAGGAAGATTCCAATTTTTTAAACAATGATCTATGTATTCTTTTTTTGGTAACATACTCGGTTCTTCATATTTTATATTATTACCTATATCAAATAATTTAGAAAATTGATTATATTTTTCTACAAACATTGGATCTTCTATTAATATTTCTGTCAATTCTATATCTCTATATAAACATTCCATTATAGACTTTTCATCTATAGATACTTCTAAATTATTAGGTGAAACACTGCCGTTAGGCCAACTACCCGATCGATATGATGTCGGCATCTTCATCACCTTCGTCTATTCGTTTTATTAAAGTAGTTTCGGTATAATGATCATATACTTGAGCGGCCATTACTTGCATTTGACCTATAATATGAGGATTTGCTCCTGCCCTATGAGCAAGTCGAATCTTTTTATTAATTTCGTTATATTTTTCTAATAATTGTTCCGGTGTGAAATCTTTAAGATCAGGAAAAGGACTAAAAGGATCTGTCATTATATATCCCCTTCTTTTCTCTGTTCTGATTTAGATGCATCAAATTCACCGCCAGGATAACGTTCTTTTAATTTATCTACATTCTCTATTATAACATCATTTGGATCTAAATGCAATGCCAAACATGCCTGCGTCCAATACCACATTATATCCCCAAGTTCTCGTTTTAAATGATGTTTAGTATCTTCATCTAACGGCTTGCCTTGAAAGATACATTTTTTTACAATCTCACTAAACTCACCTGATTCCGAACCAAGTCCTATACTAGCAGTCAAAAGGCGAGGAATTTCGACAAACATATTAAGTTCCCACAAACGTTCAACTAATACGGCAGGGTCTTTAGATTCTTTGGATGTTACAGCATCGACAAAGTGTTTATATTTGTTTAAATCTATTTCCATTTAATGAATTTTCAAATTTGAAAACTTTCTCCACAACCACAGGAACTAGTATTTGGAATGCTTACTTTAAAAGCAGGCATAAAATCACCAGTATAATCTATGGTTGCATTTTTCATATATGTGATAGTAACTTTATCTATTAATAGTTGGTTATTGCCTTCATCTAAATCAAACAGTACATCTCCTTCTTCTAATTCAGTAGAAGATTCCCATTTACCTATTAACCCAGAACAACCGCCGCCATCTAATGCATAACGCACATAATTTACGTTATTCTTTTGCAATATATGTAACATCTGTTCTTTGGCGGCTTCTGTAATGGTTATCATAATTTTATATTAATGGTCTGGTTCTTTGCTGAATAAATCCGTTTTATCTCCTATTGAAGGATTTGTAACAGGATTATAATGTTCATGATCCTTCATAGGATCTTTTTGATCAACAATATTAGGCCATATCCTACTATAATGTGTATTTACCGCTAACCAATGATGTCCATTGTTATTACCCAAATCGGAATCCGATACAATGGCTTCAATTGGACATTCAGGTTCACATACTCCACAATCTATACACACATCAGGATCAATAACTAACATATTTTCGCCCTCATAAAAACAATCTACAGGGCAGACCTCAACACAATCTGTCAATTTGCATTTAATACAATTACTATTGACAATGTATGTCATGTTAACTTCTTTGTACTTTTCTAAATGCCATTAAGTCGTCTACCATTTCCCGTTTAGACTTTCTACGATCTAATTTAATGCCTTCTTGCTCTCCTTGATGATCAAGTCTAAGTTTTGACATTTTCATTAATGCAGTCTTACTAGGTATTCTAGTTTTCTTCTTAGGCGGTGGCGGTGGCGGTGCTGGCTCATATTTTTGACCATACGAACCTAGATCACTAAAGAACTTCTTTATCCATTTCCACATAATTTACCTCCTTATTTTGCTAATTTGCGGTAACAATTTTGTATACCGACTACTTGCCTCCAACAATCCATTAATGCATGATGTTTACTTCCTTCGGGCATTTCGGGATTTGCTAGGGCATATATTGTTCTACAATCTCGTATCTCCCAAAAATTCCACGGATTGCCTCTATTTAATTTTCTATTATAATCCTCTATTATCATTATGTCAAATATAGAACCATTTGACCAAAAGGCTTTAGCACCAAAACACCATTTATGAAAATCTGTTAAAACAGTTTCTATTGAATGTCTGTTTTCTAGTGCAAATGCCTCCTCCTTAACTTTATCGTCTTGTTTTGCCCACCAATCTATAGTATGTTCATCTATTGTTTGACCCAGGCTTACACAACTTTCTAAATCTATTCTTTTATAAAAACTATGCTTACTATTAAATATTCGTTCTTCTGATTCTTTCCTAGCATCATTGCAAGGATCAAATTTCATTGCCGCGAACGTTAAAATTACTGCATCAGGTTTAGTTGACAATGTTTCCAAGTCGACCATAACATGCAACTCTTTTGTTTTAGTCACTAGGTAGTTCACGATGTTCGACTATTTTATCTGCTAATCCATAATCAACAGATTCTTGTGCAGTTAAAAAATTATCTCTATCCATGTCTTTAATTAATTCATGATACAATTTACTTTTTGAATTATGCTTTACATAAATCTGAGTTAATTCTTCTTTTACTCTAAGTAATTCTTTTGTACGTATTTCAACATCCGATGCCTGACCACTTGCTCCGCCCATTGGTTGATGTATCATATGCCGACTATGTGGCAGTATCCAACGTTTATTTGGAGCACCTGCTTGTGCTAAAAGAGAACCCATTGACGCCGCATGGCCCATAACAATGGTACATATATCTGGTGCAATGAATTGCATTGTATCATATATTGCCATTCCTGCTGTAACAGTTCCCCCGGGAGAATTTATATACATAAAAATATCTTTTTCTGCATTCTCACTTTCAAGAAACAATAATTGACTCACTGTTAAACTTGCACAATGATCTTCAATTTCATTATCTAACATTATGATACGGTCTTTAAGCAATCGACTATATATATCGTACGATCGTTCTCCTTTGTCCGTTTGTTCTATTACAATTGGTACTAGATTTGCCATATCTATATAATACGCTATTTTTCCTGTTCTGTCAAGTTAAAAAAAGGAAGGATAGTGGGTAGCCAGGATTTCGCCCGTCGCAACGTCGGATCACCTATACAGTGACACATTGGACCACCATTCTCGCACCTGCAGAGTGGAGAACGGAGACACTGTCCGCACAACTTTTCCACGAGGTCTGATACCTAACAGCAAGGTCCATACCCACTATCCTATTACTCATTCTAAATGACTCACCATTGTTTCTGTACGTTGAAATGCTGAAGTGCCAATATCTGCAAATTGGCCATCTTCAAATTTATAATAAAGATCATACTTTCCATCTTCTGAAAGTCTAAACTTGTGTACTTCTGTACCCGGTATCCATCGTATTGAATATTTTGCCAATGGCCATGATATTTCTTCTATTACAATTGATGCATCTCCGGGTATTGTTTCGAGGTAAGTTTCGACATCTTCCCATGTACGACATATGTAAGAGTTCATATTTTATACCATTGAGCCAAACCTATTTTTCTTTCTCTAACAGGATATCCCTTCCAGGTTTGAATTAAATTTTTAGTTGCTTGAATTTCATTAGCAACCGCCATGTCATCAGAAATAAATTTATAATTTCTGTTGTATACTTCACAGGAACCATTATCATAAGTCATTACAAGGTAACCATTGTCGACCAAATAATTTTCAATTACTGTGTTCATAATTCGCGGGGGCGATTTTTAGGTATTTTCGGTCTGCCCCAGGACCTCCGATACGGCTGAGGTTTTTTGTTATTGTGTCCTTCTGCGTATGCACCCTAATCTCTTCGGTGTTCTCTAAATTCAATTAATGCAATATCGTTGCGTTCTACCCATCGTTCATGCTTTCTATCTTTCACAGACTGTATAAGGATTCCTTCATTATTGTTAAAGCATATTGTTCTTGGGTCAATTTTTAAGACTTCCCATTCGTGCTTGCCTTCTTGTGCTCGTAACTGCCTGTTACGATTATTAGTCGGCAATAACTCTACGATGTCCCCTTCTTTAAGCAATTTCGGCTTCCGCTAGTCTCATTTCAACGAAACGCAATGCGTTTTGATCAAACCCCCCAACGTGCCAATTGTATTCTTCCATGGGCGTCCAACCCGTTTTGTAATCGTATACTGTTGCAATAACACAATCACTGTCGTCCATGCCACCATCTTCCGGGTCACCTCCACCAACAGCAAATGCTAACACCCATTCTGCTGTTACCTTGTCGCCGGCGTCATAATCGGCATAATAAGGAGGATCGCCTTTTCCCAACGTTGAAGCGCCTACATCAGTTGGTTCACCAAATGCTTTTACTAATGCATCATATGTTGTCTTAACATAACCTGTAAGACTTGTACCAACAACTGGAATGCGGTCGCTGTTTGTGAATGTCATCATGATGTTAAAAATCTCCTATTTCGTTCTGCTATCCTACCACGTAGGTAAGCGGCTTCTGACTCCAACCATTCAATTTCCCTTTCATCCCAATCCGCTGGACGTGGATAAGTGGTGTTCAGTTCATTGTACA